GGAGGGGGCGTCCATTTAGGTTAAAGTCACACAAGGGGGGGAGGGTATAGGGGGTATAAAGCGGGAGCCCCCGCCCTCCGGTTAGGGAAGACAGGGGCTCCGGCAGGGGGGAGTACCTAGGGGGTTAGTAGTCCCAAATGGTAGGGCTACCCACGCTAGCGCCCGTCGTGTTATTCGGTCCTTCCGCCCTCACGTCTACGTGAATGATGACAGCCCCCGAGCGACCGAGCCCGCTAAAGCCTATTTCTGTCATCTCATCCGAACCCAAGACTCCGGGAATGTCGGCTGCTGTCCCGTAACAATGCTGTGAGCTAGACGCTCCGCCTACTGCTCTATTGTGTGCGGGATCACGGTATCCGGAGTTGATATGGACCGGGCCAACAATGCGCCTATAGGCGTCCAAGCGGTTAAGCAAACGGGGATGAACCTTAATCCATCCGTTCCCCTTTGACTTGAATTCCTTAAAGGCGAAGAATTCCGAGCACATACCCGGACGCCTACCCTCGGAGTTATAGACACAATCAACTAGAGCAGCGTGCGTCTTAGGACCGGGCTTCCCGTCCACGTCTAGCTCTATGAACGTAAAGCCCTCTTGGAAGTCCGATACGGCTTCCCTAGTGACAGGGCCTATCTTCCCATCTACCGCAATAGGCCAGCCTGCGAGGGCGAGCATTTGCTGTATCTCCGTCTCAAATGACACTTGATTTCCTCCTATTAGTGTTTGCGATTATTGTGATATGCACAGCGGGGCTCATAGGGTCCGTGCTTCCCTAAGTGGTCCGCTTGAATCTTCCCCTTGCAGAGCCCGTCCGCTGCGTCTACACAGCCAAAGCCGGTATCTCTCCAATGCTGTCGGAGGGCTTCGCTTACCTGTTTCCAGCGGGCTCCCCTCCACTGTCGCCCGACAGTAGAGTTACGACGTTCTACAGCCCTCCTACAGCCCTTACAGCGGGAGGGCTCCGGGGTTAGCTGTCCGCAATTTAGGCAAGGGCGGAGCATTGGCTAGCGGGCGATTTGAGCGATACTAAAGCTAACGGAAGCGATAGTGTCGATATTAAGGGCGACCCCGGAGGCTTGATACACTACCGCTTTCACGGTATCCCCGACAGCCATAAGTACATCCGCTGCGACAGTAGCTCCGACATACCACGAAGCGTTACCCGCTCCGTTAAAGGTAGCTAAGGTAGCCGCATTCTTGACGATCACGAGTTGCCTAGCGCCGGTAGCGTTAATGGCAAAAAGAGCGTTAAGGGTTACCCGATATAGCCCCGCTCCGTTAGCCGGAATCGTGAATACGGTAGGGGCTCCAACTACCCAAAGGTTACCGTCGTCGTATTCCTCATTCTGCCAAATGATATCGGTAGAAGTGGCGCTAGGAATAGACTGTACGGCGCTGCGATTTACCTTAGCTCGGAAGGGTTTAGCGACTGCTTCCAGGCTATCCCGTACTCCCGCATTCCAGTTAGCAGACGATAGATTCTGTCCCGCTACTGCGGTTACCGGGGTAGTATACAATCCTGCCATTAGGCGGTAAATCTCCAGTCGGGGCTATCCCATAGAGTGATATCGAAGCGAAAGAATTTCAACGCATAGGCCGCATCTATCTTGTACTCAAATACCCATTTCTTCGGGCTTATGTCCACCTTTATACCCTCTACGATAGCCTCGTGAGTAAGGGGGGCTCCGATACCCTGCGGAGTACGGGCGAACGATATACGCTCCGCTAGGTCTAGCCCTAGGACGACAGGGTAGAGGGCTGCGGGATTCTGCGAGGGGAAGACCTTTAATCCGTCTACGTGCCTAACGGGGTCTTTGTAATGGGCTAGACGGTAGCTAGCTAGGTCCGCTTCTAGCTCTAGGGTTTGATACAGTGAATCTACGTCCGCTACGTCCGTCATATCCCGGAGCCCATAGGCTGCAATAGACGTAGCATCCCGAGCGGAGATAACGAAGTCTTCGTTATGTCTCCGTATGACGTTCGTAAGTAAGTCCCACCCTAGGGTGTATGGGCCAACTCCCACGTATCCGAGGGCGAGCCCGGTATCCGTGAAAGCCCCTTGTACGTCCGTATAGGGGGCTCGGTCTAGCTCCGTATGATTCTCTAGGCGGAGGATTCCCGAGGGGTCTACCCACAATCGGCCCTCTATTGTCGCTTCGATAGCTTGGAGAATCGACAGAGCAGAGCCCGCTTTGTGGGCTTTCAATCGTCCGGGGGCTTCCGTTGTAATATCCCGGAGGATTGCGGACCATCCTACAGCGTCTAGAACGTGGGTCACACGGGCTGCGACGGGCTCCCCCGGAGTACCCGTAACGGGGTTAGACCATCCCCCGTAAGCCTCTAGCATTTTCGTTAACTCCGCTACCGTTAGGGCTCGGTCATAGAAAAGGATTTCGTCCATTTTCCAATTCTCGCCTACGACTGTCGGGAGGGCTACGACTGCTCCCGCATTGGGGAGGCTATGTCCGGTCCCTACTCCGGTAGCTAGGAGGAAGTCACCCGCATAAACCTTAAGTGGCTGTCCTACTTCCGCCACAATCGTAGGAAGCATCCCCGTACCATACTGTCCAAAGGGGGTGAGTACCGACGCTGTAACGGTACCCGCAGCATTCCTAACCCACGCTTGCAGTCTCCCGGAGGTATCTAGAATTACTTGGAGCCCCTGCGGGTAGGAGGCTTGATATAGGATATTGACAGCGGAAGTCGGAACAATAGGGAACGTATACATAAACGTCATAGACCAATTACCTAGCTGCGGTAGAGCAGCCGGAGGTAAATAGGCATAGTTCCCCGCTGGAAATTCCGCTTGAAAATCGCCCTCGTCCGGAGGGTATGCGAGGGCTCCCGTAGACGTGACTCCGTAGACGATTCCAGAGCCCGCATAGAGCCCGTGGGCTGCTCCGATATTGTCGAAAAGGGTAGGTCCGCTTAGTTCGTTAAAGCGGTACCAGACTTTCGCATTGGCTGTACGGGCGTTCACTTCCCAAGCGGAGGGGACTCCCGCAGCCGCTAGAATAGACAGCCCGTCTACGAGTGTCCAAACCATAAGAGCATCCCGAGGGGTGGCCGAATTTCCGAAATGCTGTACCATCTGCTCTAGGTATCCGGTAAATAGGTCGTAGGTTACCGTAGCCCAAGTAGCCCTAAGCCGGACCTTTGTACCAGGCTTTAGGAGAGTATAGTAGGCGTTGTGTTCGGGGTCCATAGACCTATCCGCATTCCCGAACGTGAGCGTACAGCGTCCGGGGGTAGTCTTGTCTAGAGCCCTATCCTTGCCCCTGCGAAACGAGACATTACGGGGCTGTGGTAGGTCTAGCCAAAAGCCCCCTAGCTCCCATTGGGCTACTAGTACGGGCTCTGTCATGCTGCTATGCCTAGGCTCCCGGTCCGGTTTTGCTTACGCAATAGACCGGAGTGGATAGCGTCTACTAAATCTTCCTCGGTAGTCACGTTTCCGTTAACGATAACGGTAACGGACGTACCTCCCGCTCCCCCAAAGGAGGAAGGGGAAGCGGGAGATACGACTTCGCCCCGGTGGACTACGGCTACTCCCGTCTGCAAAACGGTACCGCCTACGTCCAAGCGGGGAAGCCTTACCGTGGGCAAATCCGGGATACCCGGAAGCTTAGATAGTAGCCGCATTGGAGTAGTGATAGCGTTAATCCACATTTCAATTCCGCCCAAAATGAGGTTAAGGGCGGGTTTGATAATCCCCCAAAGCCCGGAAAAGACTCCGCCTAAGCCGTGTACTGCATCGGAAACTAGGCCGAATTTCTTTTCTAGTACGATCAGTCCCAGGATAATAGCTCCGCCTACCAGGAAAGCGACCATAAGCGGGTGAGCGGAAACGAACGTCATAGCTCCCGCTAGCTTTGGGAAGACGGAAGTAAGAGCGGGGAGGATTCCGGACACTACCTCAAAGCCCCCGGACAAGTCCGAAAAGCCCCGCATAAGCTTTGTAGCCCCCTCTGTCGGGAGCCCAAATGCTCCCCCGAGCCCGTCCAAAAGGTCCGCAGTACCCGCAAACTTTTGCTCGTTCGCCCCGACTCTTTCGCCTAGGCGGGTATGGCTATCGGCGGAATCGTTAACCTTACGGGACATAGCGACAGAGCTATCGCCTACTTTGTCGAAAGCTTTTACAGCCCCGGACGCTTCGCCCTCAAATGCGACAGAGATAGGCTTACTCATTTGCGTAAATCCTCCGTAGCTTTGTCTACCATGCGGTCCGCTTTTTTGTAGACCCCCAAGTCACGGACTGCGGGAAAGAGGTAACGTCCCCCCTTTATGTATTCCCTATGAATGCTCCGCTTTAGCCCTACCCGCCCTCCGAAGTCTGCGAAGCCGTACCACGGTACGTTTTGTCCCGCACGAATAACCGGACCTAGAGCCCGGATACTGTCCCTAGATGCTCCGGTTAACTTCCCCCTATCCGCCCGTGTCCGAGCGTCGGACGCTGCTTCCCTAGCTAGGTCCGACATTAAGTCTCGGACCCCTTCCACTAGCCTAGTTTCGGCCACGGATAAATCATGCTGGAAGCCGTCCAAGCCCCGGATTTTAACCCTTATCACGGTTACTCTTTAGCTTATTTAGCTCCGCTTCTAGGGCTTCGATTTTCTCCGTAGCGGAGGTAAGCCGGGAGTTAACGAGTAGGTGGATTTCCTCTAGCTGCTCCGAGGTAACGGAAGCAGCCGCTACTACCTTTTGCTCTACGGCTTTGGCTACGGACGCTGCTTCCGCTTTAACCTTTTCAGCGTTAGCGGCTGCTTCCGCCCTCGCAGCGTCCCGTGTATTATCCTGCTGCTTTAGCCGAAATTGAATCCAAGCCTGTCCCAACGCTAGGACCGTACCGCAAATGATGGTTACTGTAGCTTCCATTTACAGACTCTGCTCCCAACGTTTGTAGATTAGCCAGTCCCGCCATTCTTCTATTTCGGCACTAGGCATAGAGCGTATTTCGCCTAGAGACTTCCCTAGATTCTCCGCTAGGATGTAATCTAGTCCGTCTATTTCTCCGAGGGCGAGCCCCCGTCTACGTCTTTTCCCACTTCCTCCCCAAGCCCGGAGGCTTCCTTTATCGTGTCGAAAAAGTCTCGCACGATAGCTTGGGGAGTAGCCTTAATCCACGCTTCCGCTTCCTCTAGGGTGACCCCCGTAGCGAACGCTATTACCGTGTATTCGATAGCGTCCGGCTTCGGTCCTATCATCCCTACTTGGAGGGCTTCCGCCCGTGATAGCTCCCGGTATTGGAGCGTTGTGCCGTCCGGGAACGTGTAGCTATCCGTCTTTAGCTGTATGACCGGGAGTCCCATTTACGGGTAAACGCCACGGGTTACAGCCCCCGTGACTTGGACGGTAGCGGAGAATTTCACTACCCCTTCCAGGGGGCTAGAAACTTGGTACTTGGAGACGAAGCATTCACCCGTGTAGCGGGTAGAGCCCGTGGTATTACCCTCCGGTCCGTACTCAAAGCCTACGGAAACTTCTAGCCCTCCGAGCCCCGCTAGCACTACGTCCGGTCCCGTGACTGCGAGGCTATCCCACTTCCCCGCTAGGGAGATAGTAGCTCCCCCAAGCCCGGAAATGAATTCCTTATCCTCTTTCCCGATAGTCGTAGAGTCCGCCATATCCCAGTCTCGGTCTAGGGTAATCGTGTCGCAATGATCCCCGATAGCCCGAAGTACCGCAGCCCCGGAATCTTCGATAGCGAAATAGCTATCCTTACCGTGCTTTTTTCCTGCCATTACGTGTATACCTCCAAAGTAAATTCAATCGCTAGGAATTCTGTTCCCCCGACTGAAACGAATTGTGGACGGGCTCTAGTCACAGCGGAGGTATCACAAGTCCCGCCTAGTGTCCGGTCCGCTTCGATAATGGCACGGATACTACGGTCCCCTTCCGCTTCCAAATAGGGGACCATTTCGGCATAGGCGGATTTATCGTCTGCTCTGGAAACGAGTACCCAAAGGGGAAACTCCCAAGCGTCCGAGCGTCCCCCTAGGGTCACGTCGTAGCCCGTTTCCGGGAGGCTTAAGACAGCCGCAGGGGGCTCTACCCGTGAGCTAGGGAAGTCATATACCCGGAGGTTTGCAAGCCCTCCTACCTGCGTTCCTAGGGCTGTCATAACCTCTGCGAGTGAGCCCATTAGTAGCGAACCAAGCCCGCTAAAAGTACGGCTACGTCGGGGTCCACTTTGGCCAATACCCGTAGCTCCGAGCCCATTTCGGGGCTACCCGCTATGCCATACGGGGACAGCCTACGGGCGAAAATTCTGGAAGCTTGCAAGATACAAGCCTGTCGGACGGAAGCGGGGACAGCCGCAGCGTATCCCCAAAAGGCTGTAACGGTAGCCGTAGCCCGTCCGGTAGCGAACAAAAGCGGGTAGGGGGAAAGCGTGTAAGACGTGTATCGGAAGCCCGTATAGGGCTCCCCGAGGGCGGGAGCGTTAAGCGGGTAGAGCGTGTACCCGGCGGAAACATTCGGTACGGCTAGGGGGACTGCTGTACCCCCGACGGAGATAAGCAGCCCCGTAGTCGTAAAGAAATCGTCTGTCTCTACCCTGTCCGCTGCGGGCTCAAAGGTCCGGGCTGTAGCGGCTGCTGCGGGTACAAAGGTCCGGTTACAGTGTGAGTCTATCGCAGCCCTAGACGCATCTAGGGCGACTTGAAGTAGCGTGTCGGAGTCCGTATCCGTGATCCGAATAGCAGACTTCAAGTCGCCCAAAGATGCGTAATCCACGGGCTAGGCGGCTGCGGTAACGACGGTATAGGCGTTGGGGTCTTGAACGAGTCCGTCCGCTCTGGCCCATGCCATATAGCCGATTTGGCCCGTGACTGCGTACAGCTCACGAAGCACAATGAGCGTGACTTCCTTAATGTCACGGATCACATAGCCCCGCTTCACGTTACCGAAAACCGCTGTCTTAGCGGAGCCCGCTTGGAATGCGGGAAACTTATTGTCGATAACGATACGGTATCCGAGGGCGGAGCGGACGGGCTTACCCGCAATACCGTCTGTGCTCTGGTTAAGCAGCGGACGCCCGGTAGAGTCTACGAGCCCTTCCAAGAGGGCGACTGCGGAGTCCGACATAACCCAAATGGACTCCCCGTCTTCCCGGTATTCCACGTCCGGAACGTGAGTCGCAGCTACCATGTTCGCATAGGTGAGCCCGACAGCGTTGGACGCTACGGTAACGCCCGTGGTCCCGCCCGTGAGAATCCCCTGCGGCTGTCCGGTCCCCGTCCCCGTAACCCAATGGCCCGCCTGCTTCCGGTGGATACGGGTAGCCAAATTCCGCTCTACGAACGTCTCCAAGTCGAAAGCGGAGTCTTGCGCCAACTCAAATGAGACTTTCAGGGGAAGCCCCCCGACTCCGTTTGAGTCGTACTTGTATGCGCCTAGGGTCTTCTGTCCGAAGACCATATCCGCTCCGCCCACGGGAGCAGCATTCTCCGCCACAATCTCGCCCTCGTTAGCGGTATCGTCAAACGTGGGCCACGGGAGCGGGTTACCCGTAGACGTAGGGACGTGTTCGACTTCCGCTGCGAGTCCGCCGAAACCCTTAAGTCGCTCCGTGATCTTATTCACGAAACCCGCAGGGACAAGGTAGCCACCCGCAGCCCCGGTACCCTCCGCTTGGGCTCGGAATTCCAAGTCCCCGTTCGGGATTCCGGTACGGAGATAGGCCATAAAGCCCCGCTCTGCGTCCGTCTGCTCTACCGCATCCTGTCGCCCGGAGTTGAGCAAAAGGTCCGAACGGTTAGGCGTCCGGTAAGCGTTGTTACGGGAGCGGAATTCCACGTCCCTACGGACGGTAGCTAGCTCTGCTTCCAAAGCCTCGTAACGGTTAGCTTCCTCATCCGTAAGGGGACGCTCGGTAACCGTCCCGTCTACGTCTTCGGTAGCTCCCGAAATGATCGCTTGCAACTGCTCTAGGATTTGTTCGATCGTTCGCATTGTTCCCGTTAACCTCTCGTGAGTAGCCGGGAACGAGCCCGGATCATTTGGTCCCTACGCTGCGGAGCGGAGCCCGTGCTACGGCTGAAATCTACCGTCCGCAGCACTACATCATTTGCGTCTTTGTAAGCCGGATACGTTGCTAGGCTCACGTCGTATAGCTCTAGATTTGTGATCGTCCGGAGCAAAAGCCCGTCCGGAGCCCGTCCTATTTCGTGTGAAGTAGGACGCATACCGAACGACATTCCGGTTAAATCCCCCCTACGGATTAGCTCCCGAACGTCGTTTCCGACAGTCGTATTCGGTAGCTCCGAGCGGACAGCTATCCCGCTCCCGTCTTTCGCTAGCTCTAGCGTCCCCGAAGTAGTCCGACCTAGGAGGTTATCGGGGTTGTGATTTAGGAGGAATCGCACGTCATCCGGACGGGCTAGGGCTCCGTCGAAAGCGTCTTCGTGTAGACGCTCCCAATGGTTACCGATTTGCGCCAATGACCGGAAAACCGAAGCGTGTCCGGACATACGGTTTTCTGCTTCGTGTAGCTCCGAGCGGAATTCTGGCACAAATAGGCGGTACACGGGAGCCCCTAAATGTCGATATCTGCGGAGGGCGAAGCGTTGGAAGTCCGCTCCGGGAGGGTTTCGTACACGTCCACATTCTCCGCTGCGAGGGCTGTGGATGAGTTATCCACGATACCGGGCGGGTACTGTGCGTCCGGGTAATCGGGGTTGATATTCGCCCCTCCGCCCTCTAGCTGTGCTGCGGACATTTCCCCGTCCCGTACCCGCTGTGCGTCCGGGTGTTCGTAGGTCCGAACGTCGTCCGCATCGTTAGCGTCCGGAGTAAGCCCGGAGCTAGGGTCCGTCATAGCGTCCCGAATGTCGTCTTTCTTAGCCATTTATTACTTCCTCCGTGGGTTGATTTTGCGGGTTACGGGCTTCCTCTATGTCCGTCTTTTGAGCGTCGGTAAGAGGGGGAAGATTCCGGATAGCTCTAGCCTCATCTATGCTCAAAAGCTTAGAGTTGATTTGCTCTATGAGCAGCCGGATTTCGTCTTCCGGAGCGGGCTGTAGGAAGCGGGAGTAGTCGTATTCGCAGAATTGGGAGTCCGGGAGTAGCGTCGAAAGCCTTTGTTCTATGCGGGTAGTCCACGACATAAGACAAAAGCGGGCGAACGCTCTAACGATTTCTTGAATCCCCGAGCCCCAAGAGGAAGCCCCGGACTCTGAAAGTAGCTCCCTGGGTACTCCCATCCATCTAGAGCATTCCTCTATACCGAAATGCTGCGACTCTAGGAATTGTGCGTCTACAGCGTTCATAACCCACGGGCGAAAGTCCATAGCAGCGGGAACAAACGCTATATCCCCTGCGTGATCCGCTCCGCTTTGGTCCCTAAGTCCCGCTAGGGCTTGGTCCTTTTGCGTCTTCGTAAGCGTCTCCGACTTCGGGCTAAGGATACCGCCCATAAGCAGCCCGGACCGGAACATACGTCCGGCTGCTTTGTTCCCCGCTAGGGCTGTCCCTAGGCTCTGTCGGGCGACTGCGATAGGCGACAGCCCTCGGAGCCCGTCCGTCCCGAATGCTGGAATATGCGTAATCTCTAACGAACTAAGGGTATGTAATACCCCCTTAATGTCCCGTGTCTGGAACGTCTTTTCGCCCGTGTCCCGGTCCCGGTCTACCGTTACAGTCCACGGAGCTAGCGGGGTAAGCCCGACGATTTGGCCCGCTCCCCCGAAGATGTTATAGAGGTATTCATTCCCCCAAAGCAACTCATGGGCCATAACTAATTCGGTCCACTCAAAGGGGGTCATATCCGGGTGAGGGTTATCTAGGAAGCTAGCTACTTGGGCTCTGCTTCCGTTCGGTCCCCGTTCATACGTCTTAAGCGGGAGCGTTCCAATGGTCCCCGCTATGAGCACGACACTCCGCCATATAGCCGACAGTCCGAGGGCGGAGCCCTCCGTTAACGAAATACCGGCTTCGTTTGCAAGCCCCCTACCGAAGTATTCCGCTAGTGCGGGGTCGCCTATTGACACTTGGGGGTCCGTCCGATACTCCGCTTTATTCCCCCAAAATCGTCCCATGCACAAGCATAGCACCCCCGAGGGCAGGGGTCCGGTATACTCATTAGGTGACTAAACGGACGCCCGGACCGAAGCTATTAGGCGGAGCAAACCTAGACCTTACCGGGCTCCCGGAGCAATTTCCGGAGCGGGCTTTTGCACTATTGGAGCGATTCGGCTACTCCCCTTATAGGTGGCAACGGGAGGAAATCGCCTACATATACGGGGACCGGGCGAACGTAGCCCCCGTAGTATATGTGCAAATAGCAAAGAAAAACGGGAAGACAGCACTAGCGGTAATGGTCGCCCTTATCGAAATGTGCCTATTCCCCGAGCGTCACATTTACGCTGTATCGGACTCGCAAACGAACCTATCTAGCGTCTTTTGGCTAGAGCTAAACACGAAGATAATAGAGTCCGGGCTAGAGAGTTTCTTTAGCATTTACCAGCTAAAGATAACTAACCCCGACACGGGCTCATTTATCCAAATGCGACCGGGTAACTTCGCAGCGTCGCAGGGGATTAACGCTCATTTAGTGATCGTAGACGAAGTACACCTAATGGTCCGGGAAGTATGGAACGGCTACCTTATGAGCGGGGACGCTAGACCGGACCCCCTCGTATTGGGCATAACTACCCCCGGATATAACTTCGACTGTGCTGCGTTCGATATCTACAATGATGCGAAAGCGGGTAGTGATCCGGACCTACACGCTACAATTTACGAGCCCTCGGACCCCGAATGCGACCCCGCAAATGAGGAAGCGTGGAAGCAGAGCAATCCCGCATATGAGGAAAGCCCTCCGCTTAGACGGGCTCTAGCTAGGCATTGTCGCAAGATGCGGGTTAACGATTTCCGACGCTTCCGCCTAGGCCAATGGACAGCCACGGAGCGGGCTTGGTTTCCTCACGGAGTCTTCGCTAGTAGGGCTGTCTCCGAGCCCATAGCAGCGGGCGAGCGGGTAGCCCTCGCATTAGACGGTAGTTGGAGCGGGGACACTACAGCCCTTACCGCTACCAATGCGGACTGTAAGGTCCAAGTGATAGGCCATTGGAAGCCCCCCGTAATGAATGACGGTAGTTGGAGAGTCGATATGTCTAAGGTAGAGCAGTCCATTAGGGACGCTTGCGCCTATTACGAAGTAGTAGAAATAGCATTCGACCCCGCTAGATGGTCCCGGAATATGCAAGCCTTAGCAGCGGAAGGGCTCCCGGTAGTCGAATTCCCGCAGTCTCCGCAGCGAATGGTTACCGCTACTACGCTATTCTTTGACGCCGTTATGGACGATAAACTAACGTGGGTTAATGATGAGTTAGGGAAAGCATTAGCAGCCCACGTTGCTATGGCGGAAGTAGAGGAAGGAAAGAATGGCGCTATGATTAAAAAGCCCTCATTCGCTCCCGCTACTTCTAATATTGACTGTGCGGTATCTGCGGTAATGTCTCACGCCCGAGCTACGGTAATGCCAGAGCCCACGGACTATAGCCTAGCGTGGGTAAATATTCATCGGAGTGCATGAATATACATGCACCTAGAGTGAATAAGCAGTCACTACGGGGGACGTGGTAGGGTGGGTCTTCGCCCTCGCCCGAGGGGAACGCAACGCACTAAAGGAGGAATCACGGTGGAACACAAGACGGCTATAGAGCCCCGGTCCTACCCGGAGTCCAATTACCTAGGGACGTGTTCGTGTGGATGGACCATCCGCATAGCTACCCTTAATGCGGACTTCGCTCTAGCCTCTGTCGCTAGGCACGTAGAGCAGATGTACGCAGCGGAGGAAGACACCTACGTACTCCGCTTTACCGTGGACGGGGACGAAATCACAGTCCCCTTTACCGCCTACGACGGTAAGCACTACCGCAAAGGGGAGTCCCTAAAAGACTTCGCTTGGAAGATGTGCGAGGATATGTTTGTCCACTTCCCCCGAGCTACGTCGGTACGCTGCTCCGTGTTCGCTCCGGAGCCCGCTACCTGCGAGGGGGACTACGACCCTAACCCCGTAGTGGACGTAGCTATAGAGCGTGACCCCGAGGGCGATCCCGATAGCGGACGGGACGACTCCGCAGCGGAGCGTTTCGCTACTCGCCCGTGGGACTCCCGAGCGTGAGCGGGGCTTGGGATTACCGGGCGTGGGATATGACGGACCCCCCTTCCCGACGTGAGCTAGAGGAAGACGCCCGGATAGACGGGGAAGTCGATTCCGAGCGGGAGTCTTTCGACAGCACGTACAGCCCGGAAATAGAGGGCTGCGTAGCCGTCTGCGATTTGTGCGGGCTCGGTACGGATCACGAACACAGCCCGGAGGAATACGGCTTCCCGGAGCCCGATGACTTGTTCGACGTGCTTATGTGCCTAGACCCCAATTGGGGCTATTACCGGGAGCCCGTCCAAGTCGCCCTATTCGTCTACATCGGGGACGTGTTGTACGTCCTAGGGGTCGCCTATGAGTAGCCGTTAGGGCGGGGCTCCGGGACCGATTCCCCCGGAAGCCCTAGCCCGCTACACATATCCTAATAGCCTCCGGGTGAACGGGTATGTGTAGCGGGGTAGGGCGGACTACCGCAATACAACCCAACGCAAACTAACGAGAGGATAGGAAAATGGAATTGAACACTCCCCCGTCTAGCGGTACCCGGTCTAGCGACTTGGTAGGCAAGCCCCTAGTTATCACGGAGGTTAAGGGCGAGAAAGTCGTAGACACTTCCCGAGGGGAAGCTACCGCAGTCGTTATCGACGTTTTGGTCTTGGACTCCGGTACCCCGAACGGGTTTCCGGGGGATGACGACTACAGCGACGGGGCTCCCGAGTTGAAGCACATTCCCGACGTGCTTATCTTTTGGTCCGTGGTACAGCGTCAATTGCTGTCCGACGACTTCCGCCCTCCCGTGGCCGGGAAGTTTGCCCAAGCGGGTAAGGCTTACACGCTTGACCCCCTCACGGAGTCCGAGCTAGCAGCCGTTCAAGCCCTCATCTAAGGGGCTACAACCCACGTAAGACTAGGGAGCGGGCTTTCCTCCGGGGGAGCCCGCTTCCGACGTTTAGGAGGCTTACAGAGTGTCGCTAGAAATCACTCCGTATGCGGAGCGACGGAGACAGCCTACGGTAGTAGTCGTAGCCGGTAACCCCGAACGCCTACGCTTTATAACGTCGGACGGAGAAACGGGGGAAGGTACTCCGGAAATCATATGGCGGAGGTTAGCAGTCCGGGAGCGTTACAGCGTTACCGCTATGGACCGGGGGACTATGCGTACCCGTGAGCGGGAAGGGGCTCCGCCTATCGTCATAGCTGCGAAGCGTGGAAGCATTCGGGATTTAGTCCGTACCTGCGACGCTAGACATTGGACGGGTACCCGCTCTACGCACGGGAAGTATAAAACCATCGTTCACGATAACGGACCTACCGTTAAACGGTTAGGCGTTACCGCAGACTTAGAAGACGCAGCGGACGGACTCTTTACCTTTGTCGAATTCTGTAACGCTCACGGAGTCCGCTTTAGCGGGAGCATAGCGGGAGCGGGGCTATCCCTATTCCGCACTACGCTAGATAAGCCCCTAAAGTTTTGGGCTCCCGAACGGGCTCTAGAAGCCCTCTGGCCCGGTAGGCGTGAGTATTGGCACGAACCTAAAAGATGGTTCGGTATGCAATACTTCGACATTAAGGCTGCTTATCCGGCTGCTTTGCGGGAGGGCGGAATACCTACGCATTGGCATAGGACGGACCCCGCTAAGTGGATGCGGGAACGGGACGGCTTTTCCTTAGCCCGCTGCTATACCCCCTACGATAATGTGTTACCTAACCCGCTCCCGCTTAGGCTACGTCCGGGCTCTAGGCGTGAGTCGATATCGTGGGCTACCGGATCATTTAGCGGGACGTACCCTCATAGGGACTTAGAGAATGCGGTACAAGTCGATACCTACATACAGCCGGACGAAACTTGGAGCCCTACCAAATACACGGACGTATTCGCTTCCGAGCGTTGGCAATACCTCCGGGCTGAAATGCGGGCTCTACCCGGACTAGCGGGTATCTTGGGCAAGCTAGCCGATAACGGGCTTTGGGGTATGTTCGCTTTCGACAATAGCGGAGACATAGAGGTTAAATGGCGGACTAAAGACGGGGATATGTCCAAGACGGACGAACGAAAGAAAACGGGGATGAGGAAAGCCCACGGGGTAGGGGTCGCCCTTGCAGCTACCGCTAGAGTCCGTCAAAGCCTCTGGAACGGGATACGTGAGTCCGGGGCTATCTACTGCGACACAGACGGGCTCATAGCCCCCTCAAACGCCCGTGTAAGCCCCGTGGCTGCGGGGGAGGGGACGTGGCACCCTAAGCTAGCGTTCCCGGTCCTAGACGTGAAAGCCCCGCAGCTATACCGTTGGGTATCCGCTAGAGACTTCCAAGAATGGGCGGATGGTATACCGGACTCCGCTTGGAACTACCTAGGCGAAAGCAGCCCTAAGAATTTCCTAGGGGGCTCCACTCAAAAGCAAATACACGGGGACGACCTAGGGACTGCGGGGGCTATGTCCGTTAGACAAGCCCACGTTAGGGGGCTAATGAAATGAATGCCCCTAGGTGTCACGACTGCGGACGACTGCGAGCTAAACCACTATTCTTTATCATAGAGGGGGATAACGCATTTCCATTCTGTCACTACTGCATAGAACGTATATTCGGACAAGGTATCGCCAAGACATTAGGCGGATGGGAGATACAGCTATCAGGCGATACGTGGCTAACCAAGGTAAGAAGATGACGGGAGACGAATTGAAACGCTTTTGCAAGAATGACGGACGTAACGGAATCCTAGACGTAGCCCATATCGAATACCGCCTAGACGTTATAGACTCCCGCTTAGACGACATAGCCGCCATGCTAGGGGAGCTATTTGACGCTGTGAAACCGGAGCCCGATAATGAGCCCGAATAAGAAGCGGTTATACCGCTGTGACTTGTGTAGTCCCGCATTCATATTTAGCGGTAAGGCTTTGTACGACCTACACGTTAGGACGCATAGACGCCTAGCCCTAAATCCTCCCCCTTTGCCCAAGCGTTCCCCCCGTGATATCGACACGGGACAGGGGACATTGTGGTAGTGTTAGGGGGTCGCTCACGTCGGGCGACACAAAGGAGGAAGCCCCCCGAAATGACTACCCCCGATACCGGAGCACAGAGCCCCGCAGCTACCCCGGACGCAGCGCCTACGTTCGTCCTAGAGGAAGCGGGCGAGTCGTTCGCCCCCCGTACCCGGAAGTCCACTAGCGAAAGCCTCACGGCTGTAGCCCCCGCTCTGGAAGCCGTTAAGGCTAACCCCGGTAAGGTCTACACAATCGCTAAGGGGCTTACCCCTGCGAAGTCCGCAGCCCTTGTGTCTCTGCTTAACGGACACTACCCCAACGCTTACACGTTCGGGGCTCGGTCCACTCCCGGCGGGGACGCTGTAGT